TGGCGGCGCGTGAAGCGCGGGCCGTCGAAGCCAGGCTGGACGGGCGCGCCGACGATGAGCAGCGCGCTCGGGTCGAGCGATAGCTCCAGGCTGCCGAGTACGAGCCGGTCGACGCGGATCGGCGGCACGGGCAGCTCGATGCTCGGCGCGCCGCGCCCGGAGACATGCAGCGTCACCAGGCGTGGTTCGAAGAACCAGCCGGTCACGCGGTCGATGAGGCTCGAGGCTTCGGCGAGCAGCAGCTCGAGGCGGGCGTCGCTCGCCTCGGCCGCCGTCACGCCCTCGGCGCGCAGGTCGGCCACCGAGGCGTACACGTCACTCTCGCTCGCGCTTGCCGCGCTTGCTGCCCGCGTCGTCGTCCTTCGCGGTCGGCGGCGCGGAAACGGGAGGCGTGTTCTTCGGCAGGTCGTCGGTCGTGACGGTGCCGCGCGCGGTCGTGACCTTGAGGTCGTCGGTGGCGTTTCGCTTGACCTTCGCCGCCTCGCTCTCGCCCGCGTCGAGCGCCTTGGCCTCAGCCTCGGTGCAGACGTCGAACGCCAGCGGCGCGTACTTGTCGGTGGGCACCGTGCGCACCGCACGCAGGTGCTCGCCGACCTTGCGCTCGACGCGGTACCAGCCCCGCTCGTCCTGGAAGCGGATGCCGGCGTACGTGAAGCGACGCAGCACGAAGCCACGTCGCGGGTCATAGGGCTTGAGGCGAACCAGCAGAGTGTCGGTCATGTCTCGTTCTCCTCAGCTCAGAGCTGCACGTTGATGGCCTTGGCCACGCCCGGCTCCTCGGCGAACTTCACGTCGAAGCGGAGGGTTGCGACGATCTTCAGCGTGCCCTCCGAGATGTCGCGGTCGGACTCGAAGCGGATGTTTCGCCAGATGCCGACGTGGACGTTCTTCGGGTTGCACAGCACGATGGCCGTCTGGTCGCCGCCCACGCCGAGGTTCTCGGGGAAGAGCGGAATGGGCTGCAGCGGCACGCCCGAGTAGAGCACCGGCGTGTCGTCCTCGAGGAAGCGGTCGCCCGCGACGGTGGCGCGGTCGGCCAGCGTGTTGCGGTAGCCGAGGTCCGCGTCGACGCTCGACAGGAAGCGCATCGCCTTCTTGTCGCGCAGGTACTCGCTCGGCAGCGTCTTCAGCATGTCGCGGAGCAGGTCCTTCGTGATCGGCGTGCCCGCCGCGTCGACGACGTTGCTCGTCGCCTGCTTGAGGATGCCGTCCATCGTCGCGAGGAACGGGTCGACGGAGGCCGTGTCGCCGTTGATGGCGACGTCCTCCATGTCGCGCGCGATGGCGTCGGCCAGCATCTCCATGATGGTCTGGCGCAGCTCGCCGCGCTCGATGCTGTCCTCGAGCACCTCGTCGGAGAGGCGCACCTCGGCCTTGAACAGCTTGGCGTCGAGCTCGACGTCGGAGAGGTCGGGCTTCACGCGATCGACGGCGCCGAGCGCGGTGCCCTCCTGGCCCGGGCGCAGCACGCGCGCGCCGAACTTGATCTTCGAGATCTGCTGCTTCGGCGAGGCCATCGGGACGACGGTCGCGAGCTGCAGGAGGACGGACTGCTTGATGAGCAGGCGCATGAACTTCTGGGCCTGCGCGGGCTGGAGCAGACCGCCTCCCGCCGTCAGGTCGGCGAGCGCGAGGTCGGCTTTCTCCAGGATGGAACGGTTGCTGAGGTGGCTCATGAGGGTCTCCTTCCGGCGGGGTTCAGAGGTCGTGGAAGGAGATCGCCTTGTCGACGCTCTCCCGGTCCTTGGGCTTGTTGAGATCGAGCGGCCATCCCACGTCCTCGACGGTGGCCTTCGAGACGCGCTCGGCGGACGCCGCGCTGTTGGGCAGTCCGAACTGCTTCTCGACGCGCCCGAGCCGCTGCTGCTGCTCCTTCACGGTCTCCGACAGCGCGCGGAAGGAGTCGGCGAGCTTCGCGAGCGACTCGTTCACGTCGGAAGCGACCGCTTTCGCCGCCGGGGCGGGATCGGGCTTCGGCTCGGCGGGCCTGTCGGTCTTCGCAGGCACCTGCTTCGCCAGCTCCCCGAGCCGTGCGAGCGCCTGCTTCGCGGCGGTGACGTTGGCCGCGAACGTCGCGGGCTCGCTCTTCACGCGAGCCTCGACGACCTCGTCGGTCTCGTTCACTCCATCTCCGTCCGTGCGCTCGAGGAGCTGCATGGCGACGCTGCGCAGCTCCTCGGCGAGCCCGGCGAGCCGCGCGTCGGCCTGGTCTGCGCCGAGCTCGCCGAGCAGCTCGACGAGCCCCGTCAGGCTCTCGAGAGCTGCGAGGGCGGCGTTCAGCGCCGAGTTGTCGTCGAGCTTCGCCGTGGGCGCAGCGGGCGGCGACGGCTCGGCCGGGGTGGGGTTCTGGGGCTTGTCGTCGTCCATGGCTTCGTCCCTCTTCACGATGAGAAAGCGGTGCTTGTTGGCGGCGCGGTCGACGAGCGAGACCTCCTCGACGACCATGTCGACGAGGCGATGCACGCCGTCCGCCTTGTGCATTTCGGTCGTCATGCGGCGGCCTCCGGCTGGTGGGTGGCGGTGTCGTCGGGGGCCTGCTCCGACGTCGGAACAGGTGCGGGCTCGGGTACGCGACGTGCCGAGCCGCCGATGGAGAAGCCCGTCAGGTCGCCCGACTTCACGCGCTCCCACAGCTCGTCGGAGAACACGCGCACCGCGAGGAGCCACGTGCCCTTGCGGACCGCGAGCTCGCCGATGATGAAGTCGGTGGGCGCGAGATAGCTCTCCAGCACCTTCACCTGGCCGTTGACACGGAGGCGGTGCATGAGCCCGAGCCCGCCGAAGTCCTCCATGAAGCGGTGGGCGGCGGCGCGGATCTCCTCGGCCGAGTAGATGTCGCCCTGAGCGTCGACCACCTCCGGCTCGAGCACGATGCCCAGCACGAAGCGCTCGTCGTTCGGGTCGACGCCCTTCACCAGGCGCGAGGGCTTGTCGAAGACCAGCTCATCGACGCTCGGGTCGATCGGCAGGTGCTCGCACTTGGCGACGAGCTCGAAGTCCGCAGCCTTGCGCACCGGGAAGTTGGCGACGAAGAGGCGCATGGCGTGCTTGGCACCGCCCCGCCCAGAGGCCTCGCGCACCTTGAGCCGGAAGACGTGCCCGACCTTCTTGAAGGCGGCGACGTTCTCCGGGGTCGGGTTGAGGACCGCGATGAACCTGCCCTCGACCTTCGCGAGCGCATCGATGAACTCACCGAGGTCGATGACCTTGTCCTTGTCGAACCACTCACCGGGGTACGGCGGGTCGATGAAGAAGAACGTGTCCTTGCTGTCGTAGGCCTCGAGCGTCTTTCGGTAGTCCTGCCGCAGGATGCTCACGTCCTTCAGGCGCTCGGCGGCCTTGAGGTACTTCTCGGGGTTGGTCGTCGAGCCGAGGTGCTGCTGCGCCGGGTGCGTGCCGTCGGGGCGGCAGTCGCGGGCGTGGGTGCGCACGAAGACGAGCTTGTAGAAGCGCGCGACGTCGTCCTTCGGCGTCATGTCGCGGGCCTTGGCGAAGCTCTCCTGCGTGACGGTCCACTCGAAGCGGCGGCGCAGCTCCTCGACGCGCTCGGGCGTCATCGCCTTGATGCTGCGGTGGAGGAACACCACGTCGTCGTCGAGGTCCGCGATGACCTCCTTGTTGCTCGGGTCCTTCGCGTGCAGCACCGCCGCCGCGCCCGCGAAGGGCTCGACGTAGGTCTTGTGCGCCGGGATGAGCGGGACGATGCGCTTCGCGTAGTGGAACGAGCCGCCGAACGTGCCGAAGGGCTGCGCCTTCTCGACGTCGTCAGCGCCGTCGTCGAGTGCGCCGTCCCACGCGTCGAGGACAAACTCGTCGTCGAGCGCCTTGGTGGTCGGCTCGTAGTTCGCGACCAGGAGCTGCGTCAGCACCGAGCTGCCGCCGACGCCGCGCATGTGCGCGATCGAGCGCCGCGTGCGGATGCGCTTCGTCCAGAAGTCGCTGTCCTTCACCAGCTCCGGGAACTTGCCTCGGATGCCGTAGGTGATGAGGAAGCGGCCCTTGAGCGACTTGAGCAGCTTGAAGAACCGCTCTTCGTCGAACTCGCTCTCGCCGACGTCGACGTTGTAGCCGGGGTACGGCGGGTCGAGGAAGAAGACCGTGTCCTTGCCGTCGTACTTTCGAACGACCTTCTCGTAGTCGCCGCCGTAGACCCTCACCCGCTTCAGGCGCGGCGCGAACTTCTCGATGCGCTTGATGGTCGTCGCCTCGACGCCGACCACCGTTGGGCTGAAGCTCTTGCCGCGCATCTTCCCGTAGGAGAAGTGCGTCAGGTACAGGAAGCGGTGCAGCCGCTCGACGTCGTCCTCGGGCTCGACGTCGAGGAGCCGCTTGAACGTCTTCTCGTCGCCGACCCACGGCAGCTTCTTCAGCTTCGCGAGCCCCTCGGCGGAGAGCTTCTTGATGAGCCGGTAGGCGTCGGCGATCTCCAGGTCGGCGTCGTTGATGACCTCGACGTCCGAGGGCTCCTTGGCGAACAGCACCGCCGCGCTGCCGGCGAACGGCTCGACGTAGGTCTTGTGCGCCGGGAGCATCCCCACGAGGCGGTCCGCCAGGCGCTTCTTGCCCGCGGGCGAGCCCCAGATGGTCTTCTCGACCTCGGTGGATTCGGCGCGCAGGCCGGCGTTCGCCGCGAGAACGCGACGCGCGTGCGCGAGCGCCTTGTCGATGCGCTCAGACATCGCGCAGCGCCTCCGGGTCCGTGCCCCAATCGGGCTGGTCGGTGGACGGCGCGTTCAGGTCGCGCGGCCAGACGAAGGGCGCGTCCTGCTTCGCCGTCTTGTCCCCGGTCCGCCCGGGCGCAGACGGAGGCGGCCCATCCCCGGTGGTCGGGACGGTCGTCTCGGGCTCGCGCGGCTTGGTCTCGGGCATGCGTCGTCCTCCGCAGAGGCAAAGCCGCCGACCTCGCACGGAGGGGACACGTGGTACTCGTACCCCGATGAAATTCGACATTCGACAGGAGCAGCCGGGAGACGAGGCTGCCGTTCACGCGCTGAACGTGGCGGCGTTCGAGACCGACGCTGAGGCGCGGCTGGTCGATGCACTCCGCACGAGCAGCGCGCTCATGCTGTCTCTCGTGGCGACCCGGGACGGCGCGATCGTCGGACACATCGCGTTCTCGCCGGTCGCGGCCGACGCCGACGGTCGCGTAGCTCACGGCATCGGCCTGGCGCCAATGGCCGTCGCTCCCTCACAACAGCGCCAGGGCATCGGTGGGCGGCTGATTGCCGAGGGGCTCCGACGCCTGCGCGCAGAGGGTCATCCGTTCTGCGTCGTGCTCGGCCACGTCGACTACTACCCGCGCCATGGGTTCGTTCCGGCCCGTACCCACGGCCTGCGCTGGGAGCAGGGACACGATGAGGCGTTCTTCGTGCAGGAACTCGCGCCCGGCGGTCTGGACGGGATATCTGGCGTCGTTCACTACCGCCCTGAGTTCGACGCGGTGTAGCTCCTTTACACGACCGCGAGCGTCGTGGACCGGCAGAGGCCGTGGTACGGCGGGAAGCCGATGCCCACCTCGTTCAGCGCGGTGTCGCTGGCGAGCGCGCGGAAATCGCCGCGATCGTCCCGCGTGCCCATCGCCGAGCGCGTGATCTCGGCGAGGTCGGTCCGACCGGCGCCGCCGTCCACGTAGAGCCGGGTGCGGCCCGTCTCGCGATCCTGGGCCTCACGAACCCACGGCATGGCCTGCTTGATGGCCTCCGGGTCCTCGAGCTGCTCGATGCGGTCGAAGCGCCTGAGGGCGTCAGCCACCGAGAAGGTCTTGCCGTGCAGGTAGCGGCAGATGTTCGTCGTCTGCTCGTCGAGCACCGCCTCGATGCGGTACTGCCGGATGCCCGCCTCGGCGTAGCTGCTCATCTGCGCGTAGGAGCGGCCCTGCGCTATGAACGAGGCGGCGACCGTCTCCCAGTAGAACGGGGCGCGGTCGACGAGTGCCGTGCGGGCTGCCTGTTCGAGCGCCTGGGCGATGTCGTCACGCCCGAGCCCTTCCTCGAGTCCGGTGGCAACGATGCGCCGGGCCTCCTCGCCGAAGCCCTCGATGCGGCGGCCGTACTCGTTGCGAACGAAGTTGCCCTGGGAGCTGGTCACGTGGTCGATCACGCGGCGGTCGATGGCGTTGAACTCGGCCCCGATCGCGAGCCGCTGGCTGCGCCGGGCGTCGGTACGCGTGGCAGCGACCACCTCCTGCGCGGCGTCGTTGAACGGGGCCTCGATGCGCGCGGGCACGATCGACGTGGTGCGCCCGGCAGCGGCCATCGCCTCGGCGACCAGGCGCCTTCTCTCGGCGGCAGCAGTGCGGGCCCAGTCGACATCGAGAACGCCGATCGCCTGGCGCACCGCCTCGACCTCGGCACGCCCGGTGGCGCGCCGGAGCTGCTTCAGATCCACCCCCCAACGGACCCCTCAATCCAAAGGCAAGGGGACCGTGTGGTCGGGACCCGTCGACAGAAATTTTTTCCACAACCCAGCTTGGATTAATAATGAGAGCAGGT